CACTCCGTCGAGGTCCAGGCCGCGGTCGGCCGGACGGAGTTCGAGGTCGACAATGGCACGGGCGTCCTCGAGAAGGTCGAGAGCCGCGACTTCCTGATCCGGGCGTCGGACCTCGTGCTTGATGGTTCGGCCGTTTTGCCAGAACGCGGCGACCGTATCCGTGAGGAGCAAGACGGGATGCTGTACGTGTACGAGGTGATGGCGCCCGGCCGTGAGCCCTGCTGGCGGTACTCGGACCCGTATCGCCGGGTGCTGCGGATACACACCAAGCTGGTGGACACGGTGGAGGCGTAGACGGACATGCCCAACGGAGAGTGCCCCAAGGGCGTCGAGAACGAGCAACGGATCGTTGCGCTGGAGCGCGACGTGGCCGAGCTAAAGGTCGCGATCCACGAGATCCGCGACGATCTGCTCGGCCGGCTGCCGAACTGGGCGACGGTCGCGATCACGCTGCTGGCCAGCCTGGTGGTCGGCCTCGGCGTGGCACTGATGAAGGGATAGGCTCGTGGCTGTGATCACCGACGTCGCAGAGGCCGTGAAGGACGAATTGAACGCCGCCGAGTTCTCCCTGCCGTTCGAGGCCGAGCGGATGTACCAGCCGCTCTTCGAATTGCCGGAGATGAAGACGCTGCACGTCACGGTCGTCCCGCACGGTGTTGAGATGCAGGCGTCGGGCCGGTCGATGGTGCAGCACGACTACGGGATCGACGTGGCGGTCCAGAAGAAGTTCGAGAAGGACGAGCCGGCGGAGCTCGACCCGCTGATGAGCCTGGTCGAGGAGATCATCGAGTTCTTCCGGCTGCGCCGCCTCCAAGACCAGAACGCCGTCTGCGTTCGTGCGGCGAACGAGCCGGTCTACTCGCAGGAGCACATGGAGCAGTTCCGCCAGTTCACGAGTGTGGTGACGCTCACGTTCCGGGCGATCAGATAGAGAGGTGTTTTCGGGCGATGCGCATCGTGTTCATCAGCGACCATCAGTATCCGAAGGTCTGCCGCGGCGCGGAGATCTCGATGCACCTGCTGGAGCAAGAGCTCACGTTGGCGGGGCATGACGTCGAGTCGCACCTGTGGACGAAGGGCGACGGGCGCCAGCGCCTCCGGCGCCGGATCGCCGGTGCGGACTGGGTGTTCACGCAACTGCGCGTGGCGCCGGTCGTGGTCGAGGAGTGCCGACGCCTGCACGTGCGCGTCGCGGTGTTCGTCCGCAGCCTGGCCGAGCACGTGTGCCGCTGCGTGAAAAACGGCCTGCACGTCTGCTCCGAGACCGGAGAACGCGCCGAGCCGTTGACCTGCTCGCTCAAGTGCTTCAGGAAACCGGGCAACACCCGCACCGTGACGATTCAGCGCCGGATGTTCCGCGACGCAGACGCCGTGTTCACCAGCTCGGAGTACACCAGCGCGGTGATCCGGCGCGTGTTCGGGCGGGCCGACGCCCGCGTGGCGTACCCGCCGATCGCCGAGCCGCGGTCGCCGGACGCCGACCACCGGTATCTGACCATCTCGCGCCCGTCGGTGGGCAAGGGGCGGGCCGTGTTCGAGGCGCTGGTCGAGCGGATGCCGGCGAAAAGATTCCTCGCGGTGGGCGGCCCGCCGCTCAAGCCAGCACCCAACCTGGAGCAGCGGCCCGAGTGTGTGGACATGACCGATGTCTACCGGGCCACGCGCATCCTGCTGGCGCCGTCGGTGAACTGCGAGACGTTCGGGCGCGTGGTCGCCGAGGCGGGCTCGTTCGGCGTGCCGTCCGTGGTCAGCCGCCAGGGCGGCCTGCCGGAGGCGGTCGGCCCCGGCGGGATCGCGGTCGAGGAGTTCGAGAACTTCGACGCCTGGGCCGAGGCTATCGAGGAGATCGAGCAGGACTACGACGAGTACACGCGGAAGGCGAAGGAACACTCGCAACGGTTCCGGCCGTGCGCGGACGAGGTGCTCGAATGCCTGAACGGCCGCCCGGCCGCCGTCCAGCGCACGGAAGATGACACACTGACGCCGCCCACGTTCTGGCCGGTGACGCTGATGACGGGCGACTTCCCCGGCGTGGCCGGGGCGTTCCGGCATCTGGAGGCGGTCGTACCGTTCGTCAAGCTGGAGCGCTTCGACCGCAAGGTCCCGCCCCCGCCGGGCCTGTGCATCCTCGGCGCGTGGCGGCGCGATTATCCGGCCTACATCCGGAAGCACCGGCGCCCGGACGTCACGTTCGCACTGAGCTGGCATTCGTCCTGGAACCAGATCGAGCAGGGCCGGGAGTGGCCCTACCTGGCGAAGGCCCTCGACCTGCTGCGGGCCGGTCACATCGCACGGCTGTTCGTCAGTTGCGAGGAGACCGCCGCGGTCGTCGGGCGGATGGCCGGAGGCGTCGAATGGTTGCCCAACACACTGGACACCGCACTGGCCGAGAAGATCGTCCCCGCCCGCCGACCGGGCCGGCACATCGACCTGTTCTGTTCCGGTACGCCACGCAAGAACCTGTTCGCACAGGTCGCCGCGCTGGCGGATGCCGACGCCGTGCTGCACGTGAACGCGATGAACGCGAAGGCGGTCGGTCCGATCGCCAAGGCGCTCGGCGTCAAGGCCGCGAAGCACAATCTGCCGCGCCCGGCGGACTACCTGCAGGTCATCGCCGGCATGACGGCCGGATTGCAGGTCTCGCTCGCAGAGAGTTTCAACTACGTGGTCGCCGAGCACATGTTGCTGGCCGTCCCGGTGCTGGTGTCCCGGCACGTCCCGTGCCGCCCGGCCGATGGTCAACTGACCGTCGACGACGAGCACAGTCCGGCGGCGATCCGGGCGAAACTCCTGCCGCTCCTCGATGATCCTGGACTCCGCGACGACCTGGGCGCGGCCTGCCACGAGCACATCACAGCCCTCGCGGCCGAGCACAACCGGGTCGCGACCGAGGTCCTGAAGAATGCCGTATCCGAGGTGACCGACTGATGGCGATGCAGAGGAAGTGGATACAGACCGCGACCATCGCGGTGGACTCGGAGACCGGCGCGATCCTGGTCTCCGGCGTGTCTGGCGGGGGCGGCTCCGTCGAGATCGTCGGCCTCAAGGACGTCGGCGGCGACCAGGTCAACCCCGCCACGAAGGAGAGTGTCGACGCCGTAGCAGAAACGCTGGCCGACCCTGCGCAGAGCGGGGAGGCCGAGGCCGCCGCCGGCCTGATCATCGCCGCGCTCGCGAACCCGGCCCAAGCCGGTGAAGCAGACGCGGCTGCCGGCAGCGTGGTTGCCGCGCTCGGCTCGCCGGCGCAAGCGGGTGAAGCGGACGCGGCTGCCGGCAGTGTGGTCACCGCGCTCGGCAGCCCGGCGCAGGAGGACGGGAACCTCGCGGGTGTGAAGACGAACACCGACGCGCTCGCCAGCGGCCTGCCGGCGTTCGGCACGGACGCCGCCGGCCAGGACGCGCACGCGAAGGTGCTCGACTGCCCGAGCCGGGTGACCCACCACCTGATCGCGTTCGCCGAGACCAATGCCGCGATCCTAAGCCTCAACGGTGGAACGACCGACCACGTCTACGTCCCCGCCGGCGGCGGCGTGGCGCTCGACGGACTGGCTATTCCGGCGGACGCCGAGGTCCACGCCAAGAACGCGGTCGGCGGCAGCAACTACGCCAACCTGCGTGTGATGGTCTGGTAGGAGAAGCCGATGTCTTACGTGGTGACTCCAGGCGGCGGCAAAGACCCGGCAGGCGGCGTGCGCATGTCGCAGCCGGAGACGCTGCTCGGCTACTTCGACGAGTGGAATTGGCGGTATCACCCCTGCTTCGACATGTGCGACCTCGACGGCGTGATGGACATCTCCGACTGCCCCAACGTCCCGTACCTGGCCGCCTACGGGAACCAGATCACGCGCTTCGTGTGGCCGGCCGGCGGTGGATCGCTTACGGCGCTGATGATCGACTACAACCCGCTGGAGGCCGGCCAAGGCGACTTCTCCGGGTGGACGATCCTCGAGAAGCTCTACATCAGTAACACCGGCACGCAGATGGGGCGTGTGAACGTGACGGGTTGCACGGCGTTCCTGGAGTTCTACTGCGCGTACGGAGTCTGGGAACCACCCTCGGCGCCCGGAGTTGACGGTCTCGACACGTGTCCCCTCATCGGCTCCGTGTACTGCGAAGAAAACGGCTGGGGCGCGGACGAGGTGGACAACATCCTGGTCGACCTGGATGCCAGCGGAGCGACGTCCGGCTACGCGACGCTCAACGGCAACACACCGCCGAGCGCCGCTGGCCTCGCCGCCAAGGCGTCGCTCGAGAGCAAGGGCTGGACGGTAACCGTCGACTCGTAGAGGAGAGCGAATACATGCGCGAGGTAACTGAACTGACGACCTACCAGGTCAAGCGTGCCGTCCTGGCGCCGGGGGAAAGGGCCATCGCCATCAAGGGCGAAGACGTGGTCCTCGCGCACCGGCGTGCAGGCGAGCAACACTTCGCGGCGGACACCACCGTGCTCGTCGGCACCAAGGAAGAGTTGGAGGCCGAGATCGAAAAACGCGAACTGCGGAAGGGCAACGTGCTCCGCTACCGCGAGCGCCGCGACGGGAACATCTGGGCCGATCGTGAAGCCCAGGCAGGAGAGGTGGAACGTGGTCGAGCTGAAGGTCCGAACCCGATCTGACGTGCAGAAGGTGTTGCGCAAGGTGCGCCGGGCGAACATCCGGTCGCTGGGCCACGCCGGCGGCACGATCCGCAAGGTCGCCAAGCACAGCATCCGCCGGAGCCCGAACCCGTCGGCGCCGGGCAAGCCGCCGCACACGCGGAAGGGACAACTGCGGCGCTCGATCCTCTACGCGGTGGAGAAGAACAAGCAGAGCGTGGTGATCGGGCCGAGCGTCGCGCTGGTGGGCACGTCGGCCACGGCGCACGAGTTCGGCGGGCGATACAAGAGGCAGCGTTACCCCCGGCGAAAGTTTATGGGGCCGGCGCTGGAGCAGACCCGCGCCAAGCTGCCCCGCCACTGGGCCGGGTCCGTGAGATAACGAGAAGGAGGACACACGATGGGCGTCAAGCTCGGAATGGAAGCGAAACTGTACCGGAACGACGGGGATTACGAGACCCCGGACTGGGTGGAAATGACGAACGTCAAGGACCTCACCCTCAACAACGAGAAGGGCGAGGCCGACGTCACCACCCGCAAGAACAACGGCTGGCGGGCCACGGTCGGCACCCTCAAGGACGGCTCCATCGAGTTCGAGATGGTGTGGGACACCGAGGACGAGAACTTCACCGCGATCCAGGAGGCGTACTTCGGCAACACCAGCGTCGAGTTCGCGGTGATGGACGGCGACATCGAGGAGGCCGGCTCGCAGGGGCTCCGGGCCACGATGTCGATCATGAACTTCACCCGCAACGAGCCGCTCGAAGAGGCGATCACGGTCAGCGTGACGGCCAAGCCCACCTACGCCGAGCACGCACCAGACTGGCTGGAAGTGGAGGCCTACTGACATGGCGGAGTTCCGTGACAACGAAGGCCGGTCCTGGACGATCCAGGTGACCACGACCACGCTCAAGCGCGTCAAGTCGCTGCTCGGCTTCGACCTCGGCAAGATGGCCGCCGACGGCTCGCTCTACAAGGTGCTGGCTGACGATCCCATCCTCCTCTGCGATCTGCTCTACGCGATCTGCAAGCCGCAGGCGGACGAGCGGAAGCTCAGTGACGAGGACTTCGGGCGCGGCCTGGCTGGCGACGCCATCGACGCGGCGACCACGGCGCTGATGGAGGGCCTGATCGATTTTTTCCCGAAGGGGCGCCGGGAGCTGCATCGGAAGGCGCTGGCGAAGTTCCGGACGCTCGAGACGAAAGCGATCAAGAACGCCGAGGACCGGATCGACAGCGACGAGCTCGACAGAGAGCTGGACCGGCGCCTGGAGTCATTGAGCTTTGCCACGAGCTCGGCGGGATCGCCGGAGTCGACCCCGGACCGCTGACGCTCCGCGAGCTGCTGTGGATGGCCGAGGCCCGGCGCAAGGACGCCTGGGACCGGACCAGCACGGTGCTGGCTCTGATCGCTAACGTCAACCGCGACCCGAAGAAGACGCGGGCGTTCCGGCCGAAGGACTTCAACCCCTACGAGCGGCGTGGGAAGTCCGGAATGCCGATCACAAAGGGGAACATCGGTGCGTTGAAGGTGTTCGTCAAGGGAAAGAAGAAGGAGGGCGAGTGATGAGACGACTGGCGTGGGTGTTGGTTCCGGTGATCGTGCTGGCGGGCTGCGCGTCGCGGCCCTCGATGCGGCAGGAGTACGGCGATCAGCTCCGGCTCTACACCAGCACGGTGCGGGTGTTCACCGAGCGGATGCGCGACGGGCGCATTGAACTGCCCGAGACCGAGCGGCTGATGACTGTCAAGCGCCAGGCCCGCGAGCACCTGGCCGCGATGTCCGCCGCCGAGCAGACCGGCGACCGCGCGGCCTTTGACGCGGCCTATGCGCAATACGCGACAGCGATGGCCCGGCTGACGGCGGGGGTGTTCGTTCAGTTCAAGAAGGAGGGCGACTGACATGGCCAAGAAGCTGGAGGACTGTCCGATCCTGAACAACCTCGACATCCTGCTGCCGTTCGGCATCGCGGTGCTCCGAGGGCTGGGCATCCTGGCGCCGGGCGACGAGCCGACCCGCGAGCAGCTCGCTCTGCTCGAGGTCGCGGCCGCGGAGGCCGAGCGGGAGAACGAGGAGGTGTTCCGCAAACTCAAGGAGGCACAGGGCAATGGATGAGCAGAAGAACGAGGTCGTGAAGTGGCTCGAGGGCAAGAAGACCTACGCGGTCGCGATCACCATTCTGATCTGCGGCGTGCTCAACTGGCAGGGCGTCCAGGTCCCTGAGTTCGTCTGGGCCGCGCTGGCCGCGTTCGGGCTGGGGTTCCTGCGGGCGGGTGTGCAGAAGAGCCAGCCCGGGGAGTAGCCGATGGCCATCTCCTCATCCGGCATCCGTGCGGGCGCCGCCTACGTCGAGCTGTTCCTGCACGACAACAAGCTGGTCCGAGGTCTTGCTCGTGCGCAGCAGCGGCTGCGCCGGTTCGGCCGCTCGGCAATGGACATCGGCAAGCGTCTGATGGCCGTGTCCGGGATCATGGCCGCGCCGTTCGCCTATGCGACCCGCGTGTTCGCCGGGTTCGACGACGCGATGCGGAAGACCAAGGCGGTCACCGGCGCGACCGAGGCCGAGTTCGAGCAACTGACGGCGACGGCCAAGCGCCTCGGCCGGACCACCAGCTTCACCGCCGCCCAGGTTGCAGACGCGATGGCCGAACTCGGCCGCGCTGGCTTCAAGCCGAAACAGATCGACGCCGCGATCGGCGGCATCCTCAACCTGGCCCGAGCGACCGACACCGACCTGCCCCGTGCCGCCGAGATCGCGGGCAACGCGCTGCGCGGGTTCGGGATGGACGTATCCGAGATCGACCGTGTGGTCGACGTGCTCTCCTATACCGCCAACAACTCGTCGCAGGTGCTCGACGACCTGGGGGAGAGCATGAAGTTCGTGGCACCGCTCGCCGCCGAGGCGGGCGAGCCGATCGAGAGCGTGGCCGCGGCGCTGGGCGTCCTCGCCAACGCGGGCATCAAGGGATCGATGGCCGGCACGGCGACGGCACGTGCTCTGAAGAACCTCAGCCGCGAGGCGAACCAGAAGAAGCTCGCCGCGCTCGGCGTCCAGGCGGTGGACGCCGCCGGCGACCTGCGGCCGCTCGGCGACATCCTGGCCGATCTGGGCGAGCGCGTGAAGTCGCTGGGGTCGGCGAAGCGCCTGGCGATCTTCGAGGCGCTGTTCGGCAGAGGCCAGGCCGCCGCGATGAAGCTCGCCAGCGACCCGAACGCACTGTCCGGGCTGGCCGAGGGGCTGAAGAAGGCCGGCGGGTACGCGCGAAAAACCGCCGAGGAAATGGACGCCGGGATCGGCGGCACCATCCGCCGGCTGCTGTCCGCGGCAGAGGGCGTGTTCCTGTCCATCGGCAAGGCCATCGAGAAGCCATTGGTCGATGCGATGGAGTCCATCCGCAACGTCGCCGAGACCATCGCCAACTGGATCGACAAGAACCGCGAGGCGGTGGTCGTGATCCTGAAGGTGATCCTCGCCGTCGGCGCCCTGGGCGCGGTCCTGGTGACCGCCGGCGTGCTGGCGATGGCGCTGAACGCCGTCGTCACGCTGTTCATCACCACACTGTCCGCCGCCGGCACGGCGATCGGGATATTGGGATCGGCGTTGGCCGCTCTGGCAACGCCGATCGGGGCCACGATTGCCATTGTGACGGCGCTGGGCGCGACCGTCCTCGTGGCGACCGGCGTGGCCGGTAAGGCCATAGACTGGCTGGGTGAGGTGTTCGGGCATCTGAAGTCCGATGCGGAGTACGCCATCGGCGGCATCCGCGATGCACTGATGGCCGGCGACATCACGCTTGCGGCGAAGATCCTCTGGCTCACCCTCAAGAAGTGGTGGGCCGAGGGCGTCGGCTGGCTCTCGAACATCTGGACCGAGTTCAAGTTCACGTTCCAGCGCGTGCTCACGGAGGCGTTCTACGGGGCCATCGCCGGACTCGCCATTGCGTGGTCGACGCTCCAGAAGGGCTGGGCGCACACGACGGCGTTCCTCATGAAAACCTGGCACCGGTTCATCGGCGGACTCAAGGCCGCGTGGTCGATCTCGCAGAACTGGCTGGCCAAGCGGTTCATCGAGCTGCAGGGCCTGCTGGACGACTCGCTCGACGTGAAGGCCGCCAAGCGCGGACTGGACCGCACCATGAACCGCGAGTTGGCGAAGATCGGGATGGACGTCGAGAGCGCGGAACAGCGCATCGAGGCCGACAAGCGCCGGCGGCTCGAGGGCATCGAGTCCGAGGAGAGTGGCACGCTGGCCGAGATCGCACGGCAGGCGGACGAGGCCAAACAGCGCCAGACCGACGAATTCGCCGCCAAGCTGAAGAAGAACCAAGCCGAGATCGACGCCGCCAAGGAAGAGCTGCGGCAGGCGTGGCCGCCGAGGACAAGATGGCCAAGCTGGCGGAGAAGCTCAAGGGCGTCGGCCGCGCAGGCGTGGCCGCCGCCGGCGAGGCGACGGTGCGCGGCACGTTCAACGCCGCCGCACTCCAGGGCCTGATGGCCGGCAATACCCAGGACCGGATCGCGGCGGCCTCGGAAGAGACCGCGAAGAACACCAAAAAGCTCGTGCGCAAGGCACAGGACGGCCTCGCGTTCGCGTGATGCACATATACATGAGGTAGAGGATGGCCACGGCGGTTCTGGAACGGTTCGACAGTCGGGGCACCGAGACAGGCTCCGGTGCGTCCGTCGAACTGACCTACAACGTCAAGGGCACGGCGGACGACACCGAGGTCCTCGCCGCCATCGAGGCCGAGGCGGCCGAGGCCTACGGCGGGCTGGTCCGCAGCCGTGTGGCGTTCGAGCCGGTCCACGTCGACGAAGAGAACCCCGACGACTGTGTCTGGTCAGGCACGGTCGAATACACCCGCCCCGAGACCGAGAAGCATACGCCAGAGACCGGCGAGTCGTCGTTCTCGTTCGACACCGGCGGCGGCACGCAGCACATCACACAGAGCCTGGAGACCGTCGGCAAGTACGCGGCGTCGGGGAATGCGCCGGACTTCGGCGGCGCGATCGGCGTCACCCACGACAGCGTCGAGGGCGTCGATATCACCGTGCCCGTCTACCAGTTCGCCGAGACCCACTACCTGGCCGACGCCGTGGTGACCAGCGCCTACAAGGGCAAGCTGTTCCGGCTGACGGGCAAGGTGTGCAACGGCTCGTTCAAAGGGCTGGACGCCGGCGAGTGCCTGTTCCTGGGAGCGTCGGGATCGCAGCGCGGCTCGGGCGCCGACTGGGAGATCACGTTCCGGTTCGCCGGCAGCGAGAACAAGACGAACCTGACCGTCGGCGACATCACGGGCATCAACAAGAAGGGCTGGGAATACCTGTGGGTCCGCTACCAGGACGTGACCGAGGACTCCCCGGGCCTGGTGGCGCCGATGGTAGTCAAGCAGCCGATCGCGGTCTACGTCGAGAAGGTGTACGAGTACGGCAACTTCGCTGATCTGGGGATCGGGACGTGAACGATGATGGACAGAAGGCCACAGTCAGCGCGGATAGACACGGCGAACGGCTTCCCGATCGATATTGACAAGCGCGATCCCCTCCATGTCGCGCTTGGAGAACTCCTTCAGATAGAAACGATACCAGAAAGCGCATGGGTTCCGCTGTATTTCATCTCTTCGCCCGTAGAAGGCTTCGTTGTACTTGCCAGCGGCGGTGTAGCGCAGTTCCCAGTCGTCGGTCTTCTGGTCGGGAAGCGTTGTCACTATCACGTAGGGCACGGTCTCGCCCAATCGGCGCCGCCACGCGACATAGGCATCCACATCTTTCACGGGTATCCGAGCATCCGAGGAGTTCGGGCTCTCGTAATCCACGAATGCAAGAGGCTGGTGCTCTGCATTCAGGCCCACAAGATCCGGCTGGAACTTGACACCAGCGAAGTTCAGCCGCAGGTCAACACCCAATTGCCCGACATTCGGCAAGCTCCACATGATCCGCGAGAGGTATCCGAGCGTGACTGGATGCGTCAGGTTATTCCCGGTCTGTGTGAACCTGAACGAACCATAGAATCCCTCTGGCACCTTCGCCATCAATGGCTGGAGGCCAGCCGTGATTCTGTCCGCAAGCTCAATGCAATCCACGCGCGACCTCAGTTCACCAGAAACACGACAGCCCCGAGGCTAACAAGCGCCCCTTCTGCCTCACGGGAGTATACTGCTCATGGGTGATCGGCTCAAGAAGGTGAGGTCGGGCGATCCGCTCGTGATCCCGGCGTCTACGTTCAACGCGTTCATTGACGCGGCCCAGGCGCACCAGGCGGGCCAGCGTGCGGTCGGCGGCGAGGGGCTGCGGAGCCTGGCGCGGACGGCGACGGTTCAGGTCCAGAACAACAGCGGCGGCGACGTGGGCCGGTTCGGTGTGCTCGGCATCGACGGCCCGGTCATCGGGCCGGACAAGAACCTGGTCGAGTTCCAGGGCCGGCCGACGCTCAAGGGTGTGACGCCGGTTGCCGGCACCCACGACGGGAAGTTCGTGGTGCTGCTCGACCCGATCGGCAATGGTCGGATCGGGCGTGGCTGCGCGGCGGGCACGACCGTCGCCAAGATCGACGTGTCGGATGCGGCGCACGGCTACGCGGACATCGACGACGGCGATGCGTCTCATCTGGCCAGCGCCAGCAGCGGCGCGGCGAAGGTCCTCTGGAAGGAAGCCGGCACAGGCGAGAAGTGGGCGCTGGTGACCATTGGCGAAGGCGCCGGGGCGGGGGCCGGGCCGACGCTGACGTTCATCTTCTACGCCGACCTGATCTCGTACTCAGAGGGGATGATGTGGTCAGGCGGGAACGAAAACCCGCAGGCCGCCGACGAGACGAAGCAGTGCTGGAACGAGCTGGCCGGCGACTCGTACTACCCGGCCCCGTTCTGGTGGGTTCCGGTGCGGGCGGGGACCGTGCGGCGCGTGTCGGCGTACATGACGAACCGCCTGGCTGCCGGCAACGCGATCAGCGTCGAGATCCTCTGGCGCCAGGCCGGCTCGCCGTGCCCCTCGGAAGAGGTCAACTCGCTGGCGACCGTCACGCTCTCGAATGCAGCCAATATCGCACACTCGAGTCAGCTCTCACAGTCGCTCGGCGACGACTATCTGCTCGGCGTGCGGCTCAAGGCGGGCGCCGTCGGCCAGGTCGCCGGCAAGCAGGTTACCGGCAACGGCCTGCTCTTGAGCGGCAGCGTCAACGGCGACTACCGGCCCGGCGGCACGTACAACGGCCAGCCGTACTACGTGCGGGTCGACGACGGCTACTACATATTCTACTGGAGCTCGACCAGCCAGTGGCGAATCGCCGCCGCCCTGGGGAACGACTACGCCTACTTCTACAAGGCTGGCGGCGCCGACGGCACCTACACTCCTGGCCCCCACTGCACCGGCAACCCCGTCGTCGCCCCCGCGTCCGTTTCTTGGTGGTCCTACGTCAATCCCACCTACGAAGACCGTCCTCTCTTCACGGCCGTGATCGAATACGCGTCGACCATGCCGTAACGCATCCCTGCCATACCGTATTCGCCCTAACCATACGCCCGTCGTTGCCTTGCGGCCTTGACGCCAGAGCGGCCCAGTGGCAAGCTTGCGGCAACCTGGTGAAGCCCACGATGATCGAACACCGCGGCGAACAAGTGTCCTCGGCTTGGACGGGGAGGTACTGTGGCTCTGAGCGAAGCCGATACCCGAGCGAAGCTGATTGACCCCGCCATCCACGCACGCGGATGGACGGAGGACCTGATCCGCCGCGAGGAAACCCCGCCGGCACCATCGACATCATCGACAGCAAGCCCAAGCGACGCTCGAAGGGCCGCATCGACTACACGCTCCGCATCAAGGTGCTGCCGAAGACGCGCCTGGTTCGCTGGCTGGGGATCGCACGGAGCAAGTACCACGACTGGCGGGAGCGGTACGGCCAGGTGAGGGATGCGTCCGGCCGGGCGGGATGGTGGAGAGGCCCGTAGTACGTTGTAACCGGGTAATCCCGGCAGGGGCCTTGGTTCAAGGCCAGCGCAAGACGCAGGGCAGGGCTCTGGAGATTGGCGTGAGTTTACCAACTCCTCCAACGGTTCAGTACCTGCAGGCGCCGCTGCATGCCAAAGCGCACCCGTTACCTGCGTGCGCTCGCATGACGCCTTGTCCGAGAGCCGGATGCGGGAAATCCGCACGTCCGGTTCGATGAGCGGCACGTGGAGACGGAGTCATGGATCGGAATGAGGCACCGGCTCGGAGCCGAAGAGACGCGGGACACGCGGGCGTGATGAAGCGTGTTCTCCGGAGGCACGGCTACCCGCCCGACGAGCAGGAGCAGGCCACTCAGACCGTTCTCGAACAGGCCGAACCCCTCTGCGCGGACGCTGTGGCGTGAGCCGGCGTCGAAGGGCAAGGTCGTCGCCGTTCCCGTCCTCGGCGGCTTGCATCACCGGTACACGCGCGCGGCGTGAACTGCAAACAGGACTTTCCGGTCTCACTCGCCAATGCCAGCAGTGCGCCCGCACCGCCGCGCTCTTGTCAGCTAACGCCCGCAAACCACTGATTCCCGTTTGTCAAAGAGCAGTAGGTGCAGTTCGCCCCCACCCGCCAACGCTCGTCAGACCACGCTGAGCCATCATTTCCGTCAGCGGATGGACTTTTCGGGAGGGACAACAGGATTCTACGGTCGTATTGCCAGGATCCAGAACAAGAGACAGTATGGCGCTGCCGTGTAGCCAACGCATACTTGTTCCGGTCGCGACGCCGGACCCCATGTGGGATAGGCTGCGAACGTACGAATCTGGAACAACAGCTCGAGGCACGCGAGAGTAAGGTAACTCGCAGCAATGGCACAAAGCACACGAGCCCAGATTGGAGGCGAGGCATACTTGCAGCACAGGGCCGCAACGCACGCGGCCAATCCGAGCACACCCAGGGCGACGCATCCCAGCGTGAATACGGAGATGAATTCTTCCATACACATGATTTGATTCATTTTCGTTTCAATCCTACTCGGTATCACTTCCTATGGTTGGTGCCGAACCCCAACCGTACTGAAGGGACGGCGAGTACCCCGCGCGGTTACCAGGAACGGCCTGCGCGGCGCTTGGGGTTCCATGCGCCTGTAATCACGTCTACATCCGTTCGACCTGCCTGCTCGGCGCGCTTCAGTGATTCGTATCTCCGCAGTTCCCAGTCACTGTCCGGCCAGTGTTCCGGGTCCCGAGGAAGGACCGATGGAGCCGTCGTCGGGCCAATCTCTACCGGCGGTGCGGCCTTCTGACCCTCTGCTTCCGCCCACACAGATGGAGTAGCTTTGCAGGATCGGTAGCTGAAGACGCCCCACCCCAAGACAGCGGAGGGGCCGAATGCCGGGCGCAATCCCTTGATTTTCTCAGGGTCCCGCGGGCGAAGAAGATCTTCTGGTGTCAACGGCAGTCGTGCCCCTATGCCTCCTCCGACGAGACTCAACGATCGGGAACCGCGGAACAGCCTGATTCCTTCCACGGCCCCTCCTACGTCGACTCCTCCCTTGTACTGCACACCTGCGCCTAGCCCAACACCGGCAGACATAAAGATGTCCCCTGCGAAGTCGCGCTCACTCTTGAAGCCGTCTGCTGTACCGAAAGTCCGCCCGACTCCTAAGGCGAACGCCGCCCAATTTGCCGAGACGCCGTATACCTTAGCCTCCAAGACCAGCCAGACATCAGCACTTGTGCACTTCCATTCAAGGTCTCGAAATGTCGCCACAGTCGCAAAGAGGAAGGACCAGACCGTGGGGGTCCCCGCGTGCATCAGCACCCACTCCCCTTTCGGGCAACAGCACTCGAATGACTTCAACGCTCCGACGGGATCCCTGTAAATCACGGGACCACTGCCTGCAAACTCACGTAGGTTCATTCCGTCGACATATCCGACGGGATCGTGCTGGACGAACCTTCCGAGTCTTGGGCTGTAGGATCGGTTTCTGAAGTAGTAGAGATCAGTTTCGCTGTCCCAGTTTCGTCCTTGGAAGAGGTAGGGGTTGCCGGAGGCGGACTGGCCGCCCTGGAGTGTGACGGTGGCTTCGCCATAGGGATCGTAGGTGATTGACTCGACAAGAGTGGCAGTGCGGTCGCCGTTATCCTTGAGGACGGCGAGAACGTTGAAGTTGGCCTGCTGGGCATAGAAGTAGCGCGTGGAGCCGCCGGAGTCGGTGCAGTCGCCGTCGGCGTCAGTGTCGCGGTCCATGATGAGCGGTTCGTCGATGTACGTGCCGCCGTAGACGAACTGGCGACGGGCCTCCCAATCCTGGCCGTCGAGTTCGCGCTCCTCGACGACCTGCCAGCCGTCATAGAGGTAGAGAATGTCCGTGCCGGAATCGAGGTCCTTCATCACGCGGCGGTTGAAGCCGTCGTAATAATATCTGGCGATATTCGCATCCGCCTGCGTTTTCACTTGAGTGAGACGGTTCCGGTAGTCATAGACGAACTTGTGATTCGGCGAGCCGTCGGTGGATGGCACGCTCGTGAGGTTCCCGGCATCGTCATGAACAGGGTTGTAGGCATCCGGGTCGGGCGGGATGTTGAGCGGGTCGATCTGGGTGATTTCATTGACGGTGTTGTGGGTGCGGTCCTCATACGGCCGGACGAGATTCCCGTTCGTGTGGCTCGTGACGTTCGACCAGTTTCCGATGTCCGAGAGCGTCCAGGCCTGCTCTCGTGCCGGGGTGCCCGTGATGGCGTCCTTGTTCGCGTTCAGATCGCCGCGCTTGAACGACGAGAGCCGGTGCAGCGTATCGTAACCGTAGAGTTCATCGGCGGTGCTGTTGACGAGGTCTTCCTGGTAGTTGCGGTCAGAGGCGTAGGAGTACCCGTAGGCGAGCTTGACCACGTCCGTCCCCCCCGACACCTTGTAATGCCGCATCCACAGTATTCTACCCCATTCATCGTAGCCGTCAAGGTCATTTTGGTCCTTGAACGTGAGCTTCACGACGCGGCTGCCGGCGTTGTTCCCGACCCCGCGGTCCTGGAGGTACAGACCCTTGTAGGTGTAGTCCGCAATCGTGCTGCCGGACTCGGTGACGGCAGCGAGCCGATGCAGCGCATCATGTGTGAAGCCGATAGTTCTACCGTTCGGGAACTGGAGCGCGGAGCGGACGCCATCGGCGGTGATGGTGCTGGTGGCGGTTCGCGCGGCGGAGCCATTGAAGTACTGCTTCTCCTCGACAGTCTGGTCGGTGCTCGTGTCACCCCAGTCGTAGACGTACTCGACCTTCGTGAAGTCGTAATCGGGGTTCCCACCGTCGACTTGGCCGTTATCGTCCTCGATGGTGAGGAGCCGCGAGAGCGCATCGTAGGTGTAGCGGACATTCTTCGTGCCGGTGATTGCTGTGGCGCCTTCCTGGGTGACCGTCTCCTGCGTGACGCGGCCGAGGGCATCGCGGGTGAAGGTCGTCTTCCAGTCGCGCTGATCCTGGCGGGTGGCGCCCGCCCCGTTGTTGTCGTAGGTCATTACCACCTCGCCGGAGTCGGGATAGACCACCTTGGTGACGCGCACCGCATCCTTGGGGTCGGCGTAGAAGTATTTGGTCTCACCGCCGTTGTCGGCAGTGATCTGGTCGAAGTACGCCTCTTCCGTCTCGTCGTACTGATCGTACACGTAGGTGGTGGTGCGGTTCTTGCCGTTCTTGTCCTCGGCGACCGCCGTGACCCTGCTCAGCTTATCGTAGCTGGTCTCGGTGACTCGACCCTCGGGGTCGGTGACCTGGGTGGTGCGGCCGAGGCCGTCGTAGGTGAACTTGCTCACGATCTTGTCCGAGTCGCTGGAAGCAGGCTCGGACGGAGTGACCTCGTCGCCCCAGTCGGCGGGCGACTCTTTCAGCACGAACGTCGCCGGCGTGTTGGTGCCCCAGTTGGCCGTGGTCTTCAGCCGCCCGTCGTTGTCGAAGTACTGGAACGCCAGCTCGGTCCGCCAGGTGGGCGTGGCACTGAGCTTGTGCTTGACGGCGGTCCGGGCCGTCTCGCCGTCGGCGTTGAAGCGCGCCAGCGTCACGTTGCCCAAATGGTCTTCCGTCTTGTAGGCCCGGCCTGCCGGGTCGTATGTCGTGTCCATTTGGTGGTTGGCGGGGTCCTTGACGCGGCAGACTCTCCCCGCCTTGTCCGTGTAGTAATTCGTGGTGATTGCATAGTTCGAGTTCTCGGGGTTGACGATCTGCG